TACTTTGTTGTCTGTTGTATCTAAAAACTGGTGAGGCAGTGCGGCTTTTTTATGGTCATCAATCATGTTATATAGATTACCTGCAGCATCTTCGTTAAGAATGCCTCTTATGGTTTCGAACCAAGCGAGAAATAATCCTTTCTCTTTATTCATCCAAGCTTCAAATTCAGCCTCTTGACCATCAATCCAAGCTTCTAAGGCTGTTGTGACATCAGCTTGCCATTTTGAAAACTCATTAGCTTTTGTAACGCTAAAGCTGTTAAACCATGATTGATATTGGTTAAAGATTGTTGTTGTGTCCACTTGATCTACAACGGCATGAACAATACCGCATAAACTTTTATTAAGTCGTTGGTCTGTAATATTTCCTTGGATAATTTGAGTAGTGCCCGCGCCGATTAGTACATCAGCCAACGCTAGCTCGTAAAAATCAGCATCACGTACAACTGTTGGAGCAACAGGATTTGTAGCAAAAGTACCTTTTTTAAGCACAATTTTAATATCACGGTCAGCAACGCTTTTTTGTAAAACAATTCTGTCGATACGTTTTAGAGCGCCATCAGCTCTATCATGGGCGATGATAAAATCACTGTCATTCGCTACGAAATATCCGTTAATCCACCCTTTACCAGCCTTAACAACTGTGGTCATATTGTTATTTGCATACACTTGTAAACCATTTGAAGGGTTCGGAAACACCCCATTTCCGATAAATGTCGCGAAGTACTCAGCGAAGTCATTTGCATCATAAACTCGATCATCATTTACATCATTAAAAAAACCACTGCGTACAGCCATTACTTAATCACCTTCTTTATCTTATCTATAATCGTTGGAACAGCTGTACCGAATTCCGTTTGTGATGAGTAACCATTTTCGTTGTAGTTTTCTTTTACTACTACTACCCGAGAATGCATTACTAAACCTACATCATCATTTCGAGATGTTGTTTTATCACCTAAAAAATATTTTTTGCCAAAAACAAATTGCGAATCTGAATCATTATCGCTTTTGAAAGTTTTTATACGTGGATACTCAGATAATCTATTAAGCCCTCGCTCTGTTAAAACTTTTTCATATTCCTTAGGTGATAATGTTACATCTTCATCATTTTCATTTTTATAATTGGATTGTAAATCACGAGCATCAAAAAAGATTTCTCTACGCTCAAAGCCAGAGAAATCATCATTTAACCTCAATACTGTTCTGTCTGAACCTTCACCTTCACCAGCAATATAGGCCGTACTTTTATAATTGCTCATATCATCGATATAAGATTGAGTATTAACATTATCGAAGGCTTTAGAAAAAATAATGTGAGGGTTGACTGTTTGTTCAGTTGAACGGTCTGCACCTTGATAAACAATAAATTCAAATTTTTTAGTTTTATGATTCATTAATATTTCGAATGATACGTCATGTTTAATGCACATTTCCCACAAGGACTCGTCGAGCATTTTGTTGTTGTATGCTTCCTCAGTAATAATGTCTATACCTATATTAGGCCCAAGGATAAGGTTAGGTATTTTCCTGTTTACTTGGGCAGGATTAATGGCGTTAGCTTTAACAAAGCTCTTTAAGACATCATCAATGTTACCTTTATAAATCTGCTGCCACTCAATAATCCTCCAACTCAACATGATGCTCAGTGACTTAGCCATTATCAATATTTCCGTTTTATTTGCATCTTTAAATTCAGCACTTTCGACAATATAGCCACGTCTTAAATCTGTTGATTTTGTAAGGATTCTGAGTTCATCCGTGAAAAAGTGAGCTACATTTTCTTTATTAGCATCTATTGTTCCTATTAGGATACTGTGATCGTGGTACTTTAAAGTGAAATCAAGGTCTGTGTAGTCATCGATGATACCCAATCGATTAAAGCTTAAATCGAAAATATTTAAATACATGATTATACCCCCACTGATTTTGCTCGATATGTTAGTGACATTTCCAAATTGTCTACTCCAGTATCAGCCTCATATCGGAATAGGTTGTCACCAGGTTCGATTTGTAAAAAGCGACTATACAAATCGATAGCATTAAAGATGTCAGTTTTTACATTATCTTTTATTAAAGTGATAGTCATATTACCGTCGTAAGTTGTTACTTCTATAACATCACCTTGCGTCATTGTGTAATTTAGTCTCAATTCTTCGTAAGTATCTACATTAATGATTGCTGGTCTCACTACAGTTGCCAACGCTTTAAAACGAATTAACATACCTGTTTTGTTTTGTCCTTCGTTGAATACATTGACAATTAAGCTGTTTGATCGTTTACCCATCTTAATACCAACGCCTTGTGGTATTTTTAACGGGAATTTAAAGGCTCCAACCCATTTAGCTATATCAACTTTTCTAGCATCTTTTTCGTAAATATAGGGGTCAGTAGCAATAAATTGTAACAACGCCTTTTGCCATGCTCCATTGTTGTTTGAGTGGTCAGGCGGCATTACAGGTGTGCTTTGTAGGTTAGCCATTAAATAATATTGCTTACCGTCACTCATTTCTAAATCGACACGCATCGGGTTTAACTCTGGATTAAAAACTCTGTACATATTTGCGCGTTTGCTATCCATTCGCACTTCGTCAGAATCGCTCCGAATCATTTTAAATTCAATGTCAAATTCTCTGTTTTCTAACTTTGTATTTTGATACTTTGAACCAGCCCTTGAATTAGTTGAAAAATTTACCTTTGCAACTAAACCACTTAGATCAAGACCTTTTGTTAAACGAAAGAGACGGCCGAATTCAAATTCGCCGCCTCTGCTATTAGTTATTTTTAATTTTGTAATCATGTCATCATTCCCATCAACCAAGTTCGAATTCCCATCTACGGAATAATCGTTCTAAATCCGCTCGATCGTTACCTGTTTGTTTCATATTGATAGTATTTTCTATTTTTCGAGAATGGTCGTAAGTTGTTGTATTATTTGTATTTGCCACACTTTGTAATGATGTTCCTAACGTTCCTAAGTTCGCTTTTACACCCCTTAGCTTATTGACTATATCCGGCTTAATCATTTCACCTAAACGACCTGAAGCTTTCGTGATAATGTTTTTGTGCTTATCTACACCAACATCAAATCCTTTAGCCAAATTACCAGCCACAAAATCTCTCATCCAACGTGATGGGCTGTGAATATCCAACGCTGACTGCATAGTGTCTTTTATTGCATTTGCAATATCTTGAGCTTTGTTGATTAAATCACTTTCCATACTTGCTAGTCCATCCAAAAGGCCTTGACCAGCGTTAATACCAACTTGTTTTAAAGTTGATAATTCCGAATCTGTAGTACGGACTAGGTTTTTGATTTTCAAATCCCATTCCGTTTGTAACTTACTTAATTGGCCGTCTGCTGTTTGTCGCAATTCTAAAAGCCTTTGGTCCGCATCTTTTCTTGTTCCAACTAACTCTTTTTCAGCTTGGCTACGAGCTAACTGTGATTTTTCTTTGTATAGATTGCTATACTTAGATAGTTGGTCATCCGTCATGCTATTTAATGCTGCAAGCTCTGGTAAGGCTTTAACACCTAAATTAGACAGCTCATTTAATAAATCTGAATCAATACCTCGCTCTGAAAGTTTTGTAAATTCATCTTGCCAATTTTTAAAGCCATCCACTTGTGATTGTAGATTCTCCATTAATTCATAGCCTGTACGATCTAATTCAACTTTGAATGCATCGAAAGTATTTGCAAACCCCATGAGAGTAGATACACGCTTGTTATAAACATCCGCATACTCTTTATTGATTCGTTCGGCTTCTTTGACGTATTCCTCATCAATTTTCTTCATTTGGTCCAGGTATTCTTTATTAATGGATGTAATCTCTTTGTTTACAGCTTCAACGGCCTTTTGGTGTGCTCTTTGAGCATCGATGCGTTCTTTTGAGCCTTCCTCAAAGAGATTTATAGATTCTTCCCAAATTTTAGCTTCTTCAATTAAAGATAATTGATCTAAGGATTTTTTATCAGAAATGTATTGTTTTATTTTTTCAAGATTTTCTTTATTGAGTTCCTCTGTAGCTTTTTTAAGAGCCTTTTGTGCCTCAACTCGTTCTTTGGAATACATGTCAAAGTGATCTAATGATTGTTGCCAAATCTTAATTTCTTCAACTAACGATAGTTCATTTAAGGACTTTTTATTTTCGATGAATAGATTGATTTCTTTTAGCTTTTCTTGCTGCTCTTTACTAAGTAAATCAGACGATTCTTTTTTAGACTTTTTCTCAATTTCAGCAATCTTTTTAGCTGCATCTTCCTGAATTCGTTTAATCTTTAAATTCTCGTCCTGAGTAGTTTTACGCTTTTTAGCATAAGCATTACGATAAATTTTATCGATGTCCTCTTTGGATCGCTTTTCAATTTGTGCGATTTCGGCATTGGCTTTTTCAGTAATTTTCTTGTTTTCGCTTTGGTAATTTTTTGTGACGTTGAGTAAGTTATTTGTTATGTCTGCCATGACTTGTTTTATACTTGCTTCGCGTTCTTCCATCCCGATTTCCATGCCTTCGATGGTCCAAATACCGATTTGTTTGAAAACGCGAGAAGGAGAATGGATACCAAGCAACGATTTAGCCTTATTAACGACGCCATCTACAACGCCTGTGATAGCCTCTACTGCTTTACCGGCCATACCCAATATACCTTCTATTAAACCGTTTATTAGGTCTTTACCAACGTTAATCATATCTGTGGCCATGCTGAGCACGCCGTCTATTAGATTGCCCACTAGATCTTTACCAGCTGTTAAAATCTTACCTACAAAACTCAATATTTTGTCAATAAGACCTGTGATAAGTTTTGCTCCAGCACCTATAATATCTCCGATGAGTGACAAGATTCCAGATATTAATTTACTGATTAGAGTTACACCAGCAGCGAGTAACTGGCCAACAAAACTAAGGATTTTACCTAACAATCCAAGTATTAATTGGCCACCTGCAGCTAAAAGTTGACCTAAAATTGATAGTACACCTTTTACTAAGGCAACAATCAGTTGTACGCCAGCACTTAATAGCTGTGGTAATAAATCAATAATCGCCTTTAACAATGCCATGATCAATGTAATGCCTGCTTGTATTAATTGTGGTAAAACTTGAATAAGTCCTTGCACTAAAGCAGTAATAATTTTTATACCTGCATCAATCAATTGAGGTAACAACTTAATAATCGCATCAACTAAAGCCATGATTAGCGTTAACGCTGCCTCTAAAATTGCTGGTATAGCTTTTATCAACCCTTGCACCAAAGCCATTATAATTTGTAGTCCAGCCTCGATTAATTTAGGTAATAATAAAATTAACGCTCCTACCAAAGCGATAATAATGGTTAATGCTGATTCTATTATTATAGGTAAAGCTCCTATAATACCTTCTATCAGAGTATTAAGGACCATCAAACCAACAGCAATTAATTGAGGTAATGCTGAAATAATACCGTCAATAAGTGACATTATTATATTTAGAGCACTTTCGATAATTAATGGTAGTGCTATCACAATACCTTCCATTAGCGTATTGAGAACAGTTATTCCTACCTCCAATAATTGAGGTAACGCTAATGTTATGGCATCTACTAGAGCCATCACTATATTTAGCGCACTTTCTAAGATAAGAGGCAAAGCTGTCACGATACCATTAAGTATGGTTTCTACAATCATTAGTCCTGTTTCGATTAATAAAGGTAATGCTGTTGTTAGTGCGTTTATTAATGTTTCAATTAATTGGACAACAACCTCTATAAAGATCGGTAACGCAGTAATAATACCATTAATGATTGTTGAAATAAGAGATACCCCTACTTCAATCAATTGAGGCAATAGCGTTCCGATAGTGGTCGTAACTAATTCAATTAAACCAACTACGGCATTTACCATAAGTGGCAAATTATTTGTGATACCATTCGCCAGACTTGTTACCATATCTGCAGCTAAAAGTATTAACTGAGGTATTATCATAACGAGTGTATTAATCACTACTGGTAAGATTTCTGCAAAAGTAGTAGCAAATTTATCGATATTATTACTTACACCATTAATCAAACTTACAATAAGTTCAGCACCTAAACTAACGAAACGAGTAGTTAGTTCTGTGATATTCTCTATAATTCCTGTTATCGCATTCGAGAAGTTACTAGCAACCTCATCAAATGTCATCTCACCCTTGAGCATTGCAAAAGTATCTTGCAATAAAGTCGTGTGAGTAAACACTTTTAGCATAATGTTAGCTAACAAGCCCCACGGACCTAATAACAGTAATATCGATGATAATACTGCCTCGGCGGCCATTTTGAGTAAATTAAGCGCTTGTTCAACATTAATAATATCTGCAACTATGCTTAGTTTTTCTTTAAGGCTTGATAAACCTACCAACAATGCGTTTATTGCCGAGGTAAATACATTCGTTACACTAGACCATGCGGTATTTAGCATTCCCGGGATTGTAGACAAAATTCCAAACAATCCAGTTAACAATCCGCTTATTGCACTTATTGCTGCGGCCAATCCAGTTGTTATATCAGACACTAAAGTTGACAATGTTGCATTAAGTGTTCCTATTACATTTTGAATAGAAGTTAATGCATTATTAAAAGTGTTTAAAACATTTGACCATAACTCTTGGAAAAATTGAGTTATAGGACCCCAATATTGGATTATCAATGCTACAGCAGCGATTGCGGCTGCAGCTGCTAAAGCCCAAGGATTCATCATCATGACTACAGCTAAACCTAGTTGTGATTTTTTAACTGCATCAATAATTGCTATAACAGAATTGTAAGCAAGAAAAGCTGTAAAAACTGTTCCTATTCCAACAACAATTGATGACATCAACGGCAACCATGATTCTAAATTTTTGTATACTTCTTTTATTGAATTCACAACATTAGGGATAGCTTCTGCTGTTTTATTCAGCACATCTTCAAACGCCTTCCCGAATTCAGCTACCATACTTCGCATATCTGGTAGACCGTTTTCGGTTAACATTTTATCAATTGCTTGAATGATATTAACTACACCGCGGTTAACGGCAGCTTGCATGTTATCAAAAGTACCCATCCAAGAAGCACCAGATTCTTTAGCAGTTCCGGCTATTTTCATTACACCGTTGGTACCTTCTGCCATTGCTTTGGTCACTGTACTAATAAATTCTTCAGCTGAGATTTTGCCTTTGGATAAATTCTTTTGAACGACTTCTGCATCCATGCCTGTAGCTTTTGCATACATACCAACAGCATCAATACCAGCATCAAATACTCGGTTTAATTGGTCCATGCCGACTTTGCCACTAGTTATCATTTTTGCAAGTGCATCAGTAACGTTTAATAATTGCGCATTTGAACCATCACCGTAAAAACTTACGGCATCTGCCCATGTTTCGAATGTATTTGTAGCCTTGTCTACTTCCATACCGCGAGTTACAAAGTTTTGGATTGACTTCGCTGCTGTATCTAGTCCGTAAGCTGTACCTTTAACTGTTAATCGCGCACCCTCTAGAGCTGCTTTGGCATTTTCAGTACTACCTGTCATTGCGGTCATTACAGCAGTAAATGATTCCATGGTATCTATACGAGCGAATGCTCCTTGGATACCTGTTTTGACCATCTCAATACCTTTTCTTGCTGCTGCTACAAGTCCTAGTGCTGTTACCATTTTGCCGATGCTTAAAGTGCTAGATTCACTTGCCTGACCTATGCCGCCTAATTCCTTTTTGACATATGCTACGCCTTTTCCAACTTTACCATCTTCCAATATGACATCTATTACTACGCGACCATCACTAGCCATTACACCACCCCTTTATGTTTTTAAAATTTCTAAACATATTCGGGGCTCAATGGCTCTCTTATTGTTTAAAGATATTTGTAGTGTGACATCGACTACATTTAATCTCTGCTTCACCCTTTACTTTCCCTAGTAGCCTATTGCATTTTTTACAACGTACTACTTTCAAATCTTTCAATTTAATCACCTCGCATAAAAAAAGAAGCCTATTCACCGGGCTTCAACGCATATGCTTTCTTCAATTCTTCTACCTGCCTACGTTGATCGCTTGAACCTTTTCCTGTCGGTAATGGCATCTGACGTATTTCAAGCACCTTTTTAAACTTTGTATCTTCACGTAATCCAGCTAAAAGCGCTCTAAATTTATCCCAATGTAAAATACCTTGTTGCTCAAATAAATCCATGCCGTAATCTTGCATAAAGGAAGCGTAAATGTACTCTGCATCTTGTGCAATGTCGTATATGTCCACTTCCTTTTCCTTTGATTGTGTAGGCATTGGATTTCCTTCGATATCGTACTCGACATCATCCTCTTTAGCTACATCTATTAAGGTTTCATATAGTTCAAAAAAGATTTTAGCCTTTTCCTCAATCGAGCATTCTATAGGCTCGACTATTAACATCTCAATGCCTATCAGTATCTGCGTTGCATCACCAAGTTCTTTGTCGTTTAACATGTCAATAAGGTTCAAGACATTATCAAACGACATATCCAAACTGTACATGCGGCCATTTATTTCTACTTCATTAACCAATGTGTCGGTCAATTTGAACATAGCAATAACCTACTTTTTATTTTTGTTTTTAGGTTTGTTTTTACGACGTAGATATTGCTGCGCTTTGTCCTGTTGAGATGATCCTTTACCTAAGTTAGATAATTCGTTTTCAATCCCCTCAGCAAGTTGCACAAAGTACTGCGTCACCTCAATTAAAGACGGTGTTTGCTCGTAAATTTGTTCAAATGCACCTTTACCTAACATAAGGTCATAGCCTTTTTTAAGAATCTTTTTAGCTGCATCCATATCATCATCTTTAAAGTTTTCCATTTCCTTTAAAGTTGTCTGTGCTGCATCATGAAATGATTTAATTGATTCATCTGATGTGTCAAAAGTAAATTTAAGTTCTCCAAGTTCTACAGGAATACCAGTTTGTTTCGTTTGAATTTTAATTACCATTTATCCCACTCCTTTTAAATTAAAAGAGGACGATTACTCGCCCTCTGTTTCTGTTGGTTCATTTTGTTCTACTTGTTCCTCTACTTCCGATTCTCCCCCATCTACTGGGGGCTCACTAGGGTGTAGATGTCACTTTTGGTTTAGCATCCCAAGCGATTTTACAACTAAACGCAGCGTATTCTGACGCTTCTCCACCAGTAACTTTAATTTCAGTCACAGTAGCGCGACCTTCTAAAATATCACCATTAGTACGCTCTTGTTTAAAGGCAATTTTACGACCTTCTCCTACTTCGAGCTCCAAGGATGCGATGAATTTCATAGCTTCGTCAGTTTCATCATACATACCTTCAAATGAATAAGATTTTTTAACGGAAACAACATCACTCTCTGGTGTACCGTCGCCATCATAAAAAGCTGCATCCTCAGCTGATTCATCCGAGTCATCTGATACCGACTTAATCCATTTTGCTAATTGTAGTGCTGCTGCGCTTTTTTCATCCGTCCAAGGACCAACGAAATATTTAGTTAAGGCATTCTTTTGACGTGCAAATAATTGAATATCTAATTCTAGTAACGGTTTAAATTGGTTTGTAACCACAATCATTTGTTTCTTCATTTTTTAAGACACTCCTTTATGAATTGTTATTGTTGCACTGATGGATAATTCGTAAATAAAATAGCCATGCTCATCAATCATGATAAGCGAGGGCAATGAAGTTATTTTTATTTCTTGGTAGTCGTAGCTACTGTTATCAGATGGTAGATCAGTTAAGTTTTCAAGCTTTTGAAATAGTGTACTTAAAGTGTTGATACAGTCATCTTGTTTCCTACTTTTCGCATTAATTTGCACTTGATAATCTTTGTCTCTGGTACCATCGAAAAATACTTTTTCAGCTCCACCAGGCATTGCCATGATGGAAATGCTTTCTTCTTTACCAAGGACACCGATAATACTTTTAGCAAAGAAACTTTGTTTATTTATATATCGATTAAGCTGCGCTAAAAAATCTAATTCCTTCACTTCATCGCCGCCTTTGTGATTTTAACCCAACTATCAAGATGGATAGCCAGTGCTTTTACATCCCATTTAGGACCAGTACCAGGAGTCGTGAATTTAGCACCGTAATTGTAATATTGTTTTCGTGCGTAAGGACCGTGCCAAATTATAGACTTCCTGTCGACAGCGATTGTCGATTGATTACGTAAGTCACTGGACAGTTTAGGGGCATAAATATTTGAGTCTGAGTGAACTTGATTGACCAATGCTATTTGTCCTTGTTTAGTCATACTATTTAACTTTACTGGGATACCATCAAGCTCTTGTTTAACACGTATTCGCACTATATCACTTCCAATTCGTAGTGACGGATTTTGTTTTTGTTAGGATAATAGCAAGGTACAATCTTCTTTAAAGTTAACTCTCTACCTTCGAAAATAATGATAGATTCCTCTTTAAAAATAGGTACTGGCGAGCTATTAACTGTATCGACAAAGATTACACCTTCAGCTACGATTTTTGTTTGAGTGTTATCACGACTAAAAACTGTCGTAGGATCATAACGCACAAACTCAATATCGATAGGTTCATCATACTTTGGATTGCCGTAATCATCTTTTTCATCAAGGATTTCTTTGTAGGCAATGGTGTGTATTAGCCAACTTTTAGGTAACGGTTTAACTAGCATCAAACCACCTCGATTCCTCGATACAACAACCCGGTATTACGTAGATACATAAAAACATCTTTAGATACTATGCTGTTTTCAGTGCCTTGCGTTGATGTAGAGCCTTTTGCGCTATTCGATAATGTTGTACGTCCGATTTGTACTGTTGCTGGCTCTTGGATGCCATGAGAACTTGTAGCTCCCATGTCGTAAAAGTAATCAATTTGAGCAGCGATAGCCTTTTTGAATTTATCTCGACGTAATGGAAAGTCTGAATCTAGATCATTCAACTGATAAAAGTCACGAGTGACGCTATCTAACACATCACTCGCTTTTCGTTCTAACTTTGGAAAGTCATCTGCTGTTATATCAGAAAAACCAATGTTTTGGTATTCCTCATAAGTTAGATAAGGCATATTAACACCTACTTTGCATTCGGATCTGGTTGTTTCGCTTCTAGCTCTTTTTCGAGCTTCGTCACTTTTGCTTTAAGCGCTTTGTTTTCCTTAAGAAGTTCTGCAGAATCTGATTCTGCTAATTGTTTTTCTAACGCTTCTTTTTCCGCGATTACTTCGTTTAACTCTGCTACAGTTACATTACGGCCACCGGTAGCACGTTTAATGATTGTGCCGTTATCGTCAATTTGATCGTAGCCTTGGTTTAAAAATGATGATAGGCGACTTTCTTCTACATTTAAAATTCGGTTTCCTTTTCGAATTTTCACCACATTACTCATGTATGAAAACCTCCAATTCTAATAATATAATTTAAGAAAAGAGGACTGTTTAAGTCCTCTTAGTTAAGTTCTTCAGTATTAATTTTGATACCAGGTACTTTCTTTTCGATTGCAAATACATCCCAGTATTTACGTTCAAAGTACAGGTATTTACCGCCATTAGCAGCAGTTGGTTGATCAAGTGATACGAATTCATATTTCTGCGGAGAGATAACGGATAACGGATGAATCAAAATCATATTAATTTGTTTTGCTGTTGGGTCAACAATTGCACCGTCAGTAAAGTTGTAAGCAGTTTTCATACGTGATGATGGTACAACCTTAATTGTCACGTCATCCAATGAGTAAATACTGCGTTTTACTGCACCATTGTTAGCAACAACATCCAATGAACGTTGTAAGTCTTGTGCTCCCTTAAGTAACTTGTTTATTTTTGATGTCACATATAAAATACGGCCACTTTGTGGAACTTCTTCATCATCCATCTCAGCCATAAAATCATCAAAAACTGATAGAATATTTTCTTTTGTTAAGACCGTATGGTCAAGACTGCCGCCATAAGATTGATATTCTGCCAACAATTTAGAAGCCATGTACTTATCCATTTCTGGGATCTTTTGCTCATCATTAAACACACGAGTGATGTTCGCGATTGATAACGCCATATTTGTTTCATCAATATCCATTGGATCAACTAATGTACGAAATTCTCGGTCATGTTCAATTGTCTTAGTATCCCAATCATTATCAGCTCGTCGAGTAAATGATCCAACAACATCACGGTCAACATCAACAAAGCCACCTACTGAGATACGTGGGATTTTGATTGTTTTAGCACTCGTCCATTTTAAATTTTCGTTATTTGGTGTGTTGAAAAGTTCAGCGAAATACAATCCTTCTGCAAACTTTTGTTGTAGCGCTTGCGAGTAAAGGGTTGCATAGTTTGCTTGTGCAAACATTTGAATGTTTAAATTCATCAGCATTTTCATGCCATTATAATTTGGTAATGATGCAATTACATTTTTCATATTCATTTCCTCCTGGAATATCTTATTTGTTATTTAAATGCAGCTGCCCAAGCTTCTGCTTCGGTAGTTGTTTGTTTCTGGTGCTGTCCTGTTGAAAATTTAGGTTTAGGTGTTTCTTCTTTTTCAACTTCAACCTGTGCGAAATGAGGATACTTCTCTACCACCTTTGAAATAGCTGTATCCATATCCACATCATCACTCACCATCGTTTTAGCAAGCGTCACAACATCAGTGACGTAATCAGCATTAACACCAGCTTTCATTGCGCTGATTTGTGCTTTGAGTACTGAGTTTTCATCTGTTAAAGTACCGTGATTTGTTTCTAACTCCTTTAGACGCTCAGCTTGCTTTTCTTGCTCTGTTTTCTGTGAATCTTGCCACTCTTTGAATTTAGCTAGACCTTCTTTAGCATCTTTAAAATCGCTAATGCCTAGCTCTTTCAACATTTTTTCCTGTTGTTTACTTGATTCACGTTTAACTAGGTTGTTGACATCATCTTGTGTAAATGTCTTTTCAGGTGGCGTTGAATCCTTACCTCTGTCATCATCTACAGGCGGTGGATCCGCTGAAGGTGTTGGGTCAACAGGTGGTGTATCACCTTCTCCTCCGAACATTTGAATATCTAAAGGTCTCCACCCAGCATCAGGGTACGGTAGCTGGTAAACTGTTTTTTGCATTTCTTTCGTCATAATAAAGCCCTCCAATATGGATAGTTTTCCTTCCGTTCTTTATGGCGTCTGCGGATAAAGACATAAGTTTATAAAATGCTAAGTAAACGTGTGATATCTTCTGGTTTATGTCCGTCCCATTCAGGAGCTAATTCAAGTTCTTTGACTCCGAACATATCCCAATGATCAACGTGATAGTGATATGTGTAATCGCCTTTTGGTGTTGATATACCTACAATAAAGTAATGTTCATACATCCTTCCATCATGATGAAGTTTTGATTTCCAAGCTATATCTGAATAAGCATTACAAATAACTGCAAATAACATCATTCGATGATAGTACAACTCGTCAAAAGTGTGATAACCATCCGATGTATCGCCATTAATACTTTGCAAAGTATCAATTGCTAAATCTAATGCTTCTCTCAACATCGTGTATCGTTCTGGAGGATAATTCTTTTTTATCACTTCGATCGCTGCCATATTATCCATATCGTTTCACCCTTTTCATTAATTTTTTCTACTTTTTAAAACTCGAACAAATAGCAGCGAATACAAGTAACACAACCCATAACCATAGCGTGGTCCACCATGGATGACTGTAGATGATTTCTAACGCTTCAACCATATTCACACCTTCTTTCGTCTTGGTCGCATAAATGCTTTTACGTACCAATGAGAATCAGCGACAACTCGAATAGGTACTTCTGAAATAATAGGTTCACTATCTATAAACATTTGTTGATTTGAAAATTCAGAAGGTAATGCATTCCTTCGGCAAGTTACTATAATTGCGTTAGTAATTAGCGCTACAACACAGATGAAACATATTAAAATGATAAAACCGATAAACTCTATCAAGTTATTCACCACCTTTTAGGCATAATAAAAAGCCACATCGTAATTGATGTGACCTTGCTGATCATCAGTAAAATTCTCGCGCATAAAGAATGCCTTTTTCTAATTTAACTTCAGTGACTTTCAATGTATAACCACGGAGGTTTTCTATATTTTCTTTATATATTCGTTTTGCCTCTTCTTCATCTTTTGCACAGATAATAGCTTCATCGACTTCACAACGCTGCCATTCTTCGTTTTCAACCTTGTAAATTCTCATGGCTTCACCTTCCTAAAGGTATTATTCATTTTCATTATACCTTTACTATTCCGTCACTGTCTCATGAAATAAAGAGCCACACCTTATTAGATGTGACCCTGTAGCGTTGACCTTTTCACTCAATCACCATTTCTCTCACCTTACCAAAACACATTTCAATCCGTTGAGTAATTTCCAATTTGCGCTTTTTTTGAAATAACGAATTATACTTAGCAAGTTTTTTATCTGATAAGCTATTCAAAGCAATCAGTTCTGGTAAGCATTTAATTCCAACATTGATAAATTCATCAAGTATTGCAGCGTCTACATCTCGTTCAGAAAGAGTTGTTAGTTCTTTTACATATCGCAAGAACTCATCTGGTTCTTCAGTTGAAAATTTCCCTTGAACATTTATGTTCTCATGTCGCTTAATTAGCTTTTCTGCAAATGCAATTAACTCATGATTAGCCATTGGAGCAAGATTATTTATTGGCGCCCTTAAAGTTCTCTCAAACTTACCGTGTCCAGCATGTTCAATCCATTTCAAAAAGACCATAGGCTTTTCATCCACATAAAAATAAGCCTCTATAATTGACCTCTTCATTTAATCACCCTTTCCTTGTCGTAACGCCTTGCAAGATCATGTTCATTTACAAACTCACGGACTTTAGTTTGTCGATTACGGACCAACTGCTTGTACTTTTGCATTGCTTTTTCATCGCCGATTTCTTCAGCGAGATTAAGAGAACGCTTTGCCTTTCGTACTTGACGTTCATAATACCGTTGCTGTTGTGATAGCTTGTACTGTTCTCTCATTTCATCTTCATTGTACTGAATTTGGTTATTTGTATTCAGTCCTTCAATGAAAGGGTACAAAATATGCCGACACGAAACGCCTCTTATCCCCCAAGGCTCACCGTAACCAAATTCAAAGATTGATGGATACTTAGGATCACTTGAAGGATTGCTCATAGAACAAACATTACCCTGTATCTTTGCGCATGCTGGTCTTGGGTCTGCATAGCTGTTAACAAGTACTAAATCAATGTCGTATTCATTCATTCGAGATAACCGTAATTCGTTGTATGTGTTGTTAACGGTATTACGGATTACTGTGTCAGCATATTGTTCTAACTGCCAGACTCGACCGCCTTTATCAACAAATCCTGTATTAATTCCTTTGTCGGCCCATTTAATGACCGTATCGGCAACAGCTTGATTTATGGTCATATTGCCAGCTAAAACCTGTGCTGTTGTCTGCTCAACGATTTTACGATACATAATAGCAACCGTACCTTGACCGAATGTCGTTGTGATAAGTGTTTGGTTAACGTAGTTGTCCAGTTCCAAAAATGCTTGTTTTACAAATCCTTCAAGTATCATATCCATTTGAGTTGGTGGTGGTAATGGCTTATAACGTCCACTTATCTCATCGTCGATGCTCTGTATCGTTTTGTATCCAACATCTTCAATCATTTGTTTTATAGTTTCGGCTGCGATGCCTGTAATTATTGAAAGTTCTCTGATAGTCTCAAGATTGAACATTCGTAATTGCTGCATCTTTTCAACTTGCCACTGTAACACATAGTCTTTATTATGCTCAGGATTCGTTTTAAGACGGTTTGCAATCTGTTTGAATAATTCATCCTCTAAAGCAACATAAATGTCTGTAATCTGTGTTGTATACAGATTAAATTGATATGGAGTGATGACTGGTTTTGGCATCTAATCACTCCTAATCTATATTGATACCTTTAATTTTGATATCTAGCTCATTTAAAACAAGCAATGCACCGATTTTACGATCATCCATTTCTCTTTGGTGTACAAGGCTGTGTTTTGATAACTCACTCCAATTTTCGAAAAGGGCTCTTATATTCTCGTGTTTCTTTTGCTCTTCCATTTATAATCACTCCTTTTGACCAAAGAGACTAACTTCTTTCACAATTTCATCATGATCAGGGGAAGATCTATTATTCTCCTCTCTGATTTCTTGCAGTATCTTAATGGCCTCTTTTTCAGGAACTTTGTGCACCTTCATAATCGCCCTTACTTTTGATGTTAATTCAGCGCTAACTAATTGGATTTGCTTATTCATTTCACTTGCAGCATCTTCTGCGATACTGTCATCAAAGCCAATTGTTACATCATAACCACCTGTTGGACGCTTAAATAATTCATACAACTCACCTAAATCGATGATGATTTCTACCAGTTGTTTTAAAGCTTCACCGACTACGACCTCATGCGTTTGCTTTGTTCTGAATGTCTTACTATCCTGACTAATAACTTCCGTGGCTGTTTTAACTGATTGACCGTTGAATGTGAATGTACCACTAGAAAACCCTGTTTGCATTGATAAGAGATTTAACAGAGCATTTATGCCATCGACATGCTCGGTTACTCGTAAACCTACAGTACTGTCATGGATTTTGTTTTCATCCATGCTACCACTGCCACCCATTGCTTCATAAACCTCATCGTTTTCATCAAAGAAACGTCGCATTGTGTTGTTTCTTCTGTCCAAAACTGTATTTACCATATTTTCAGGTACGATAATCCGTCGTTTACCAAGCTTAAATTCACGTTTAAAACTATCAAACGCAATATCTAGACTCTCTAATGTATCAAGTGCATTTGCGTAAATTGGCACACCTAAAGGGCTGGTTAAATCAATATTATTGGCAATGTTCGGATGAATATAAACAAATAAACTTCTTCGCGCATCTTCAATTGGTGCCTCATCAGCTAAGTCATCATATAAAGTCGATAACGGTATCCTTTTGCCGAGTTCATTTACATTTTCACTTACATAAAGTTCGTTTTTAATAACATAAACACCTTTTTCCCATAAGTGCCATTCCAGTAGTGTGTATGTTTTCTTACCTTCAATTGTTACATTGGTGAATACACCTTCATAAATGCCTCTGCTATTCCAGGATATTGGTATAAAAGAGTCTGCTTTAACATACGACAGTTTGATCTTGCCATCATCAACATACGGTTTCACTACCATACCGCCCATTGAAAAGCTATACTCTAGGTACCGTTGGAATTGCTTGTAGAAATTATTGTCCTCAAGCACTTCGCGAATGAATGTAGATGTAGCATCATCGGATATATTGATCTCGCATTTCTCATTAAAAATTATCTTGGCCATCTCTTCACTGAGTACTTTAGCCATGTTTAACGATGACATGCGACGCTTTTGTTGACCATTGGCAACCGTGTGATAAAACACGTCGTGCCATTCACTGAAGTAGCCTTTATATATTTGCTGCCACTTCTCAATTTCTTTGTAGGTCTGATCTGAAATAGGTATCTTTTTAATATCAGAGACGTCCTTTATTTTTTGCACTAGCCCCAATTTAACCATCACCCCTTTCATCCATCCGATTGCCTTATTAAACATTTAATCACCTACTTTTTCTTAACGAAATGGTATTCTTTTTGAACGCTTTTAAATCCAAGTTCCAAGAACTTTTTCATCCCGTAAGCCCCTATTGATAACCCTAGGATAAAACTTAAAATAATAGCTGCAACCATCATAAAATCATCCCCTCAAATATCGTTTAAAGAAGTAATTGTTAGCATATCTACATTCATCTAGCGCATGGTTAAAATCATCAATTGGATTACCATCGTCGTCACGGACATACATGCCAATCTCTTTTAAGAAATCGTAATGATCGTGTTCGCTATCTGTTTCAACAATTAAAAATTGTTCGTTTGTCATTGAGTTTTGTAGTCGCTCAATGCCGACCTCAATTCCTTCACCTTTTCCCTTTGCGTCTTGCGCATTATTATCTGCTCTGCTTGTCTGGACACCTAACAAGTGTAATTCCTCTCGTAGTGATTTACATGCCGGGTCAACAAAGAACTCTGTGTAGCGCATTTCAAACGTTTTAACGCACCAATCTTTAAATTTAACCAATTCTTTAGCATAAGTGGACATTGCTTTGATTTGTCCTGTCTCAGCTCCACTATGATAGTAGTTGGCAACTCGTAATAGCCTGAATTTATCCTCATAACGCACAACAATATTACAGCTACATGAAGTAGCATCAGATTGTCCACCATCGGCCACGAAAAACATTTCATAAATCTGCCCTCGTATCTTTGGTAGTACATTAGCTGTCATATTGAACATGCTGTAAATAACACCTTGAGGCATTACTCGCTTACCTTCCCAGTCACGTTCAAACAAATATGGATTTTTAATTAATATGTCGTATATTTCTTGTTTACGTTCCTCGGTGATAATTGGGTTATCTTGTATTGTCCAATGCATCCAGCGAGTGTTTTGAACATCAAATACCTCTGAAATAACAGGATGATGCGGCGCCGGTGGGTTTAAATCCGCTAAATGATAGCGATCTAATGCAGCGAATGTACGGCGAAAACACTCTTGAATCATTTTCATGTTCAACAAGTTAATCTCGCAAAATACCACGCTACCAAGCGACATACCAGTGATTGCCCCAACACTGTTGGATTTACCGCCACCTTTGTAATAAACCTTTTTAACGCCATTTGGAGTATGAATTTCAAGGTGTGAGCCATGTTCATCGTGTTTTATTTCAGCAAGATCACCGAAAATATGTTTAAGCCCTGTGCCGTCACCATCAATAAACAGTCGATAAGCTTGCTCCTGGTTATAAGCAACGATTAAATGATTGGTATCTCTTGTCCAAGTTAAATAATCAGCATAACGAAAGTGTCCAGCTGTCGTTTTTCCTGACCTCGGTGTACCTTCCAAAACATCGAACGTGTAATTATAGTCACGATAAATAGCCTCAAGCTGTTTAGGACTAAATTTAATATCAATCTTCGCCATTCTGCTCACGCTCTTTCATCATCTGCTCAAACTGCTTACGACCTTCAACCAATGTATCCAACATTGAAGTATCTTTCTTGTCACCGCGTAATTTAGCAGCTCGCATTTGTGCGAAGTCTGTTTCGGCTTTGAGTTTTTCAGCTTGGAACTGTTTTAATTCGTGATCATTTAACAGGTCCATATGTTTAGACAAGAACTCAAGTGCCTTCATCTTGTCGGCAAGCTTAACACTAATGCCATCCTTACCTTGCTTAACCTCTGTAATAAGCGTTCCATCAATCTCAGCAGATTCATTCAGATGAACATAATTGAATGCGTAGGTTTTAACATTGCCATTCATATCAAGCTCTGGTTGCCCATCATCGTTGTAAACGACTTCCTCTTGCCTGCCGAATTTAACGTAATCAGTTATATCAGCAAAGGCTATGTCAATCCATTTTTGTATTAGCGTTCGTTTATCAAGTAATGCATCCTCAGTTAATCCATCACGAACCTTAATGATTTCCTCACGAATGTTAGGATTTGCAAGTAACCTTGAACCTTCTGTTCTCGCTGTTGAGTAAGCACATCCATAAGCCTTCTGATACGCTTTAGTAGCATTCCAACACTTCACGTAATAAGCGACAAATAGACTCTGCTTATCATTCAAACCACTTTCGTCATCATCATTAAAGTAGACAACTTCATCCTTGGGTGCATCCTCTTTTATGGTTGCAACCTTTGTTGTTTTGGTTGCATCCTTTTTAGTTGCATCCCTTGACCATTTCTCACGGCTCTTTCGGCTTTTTAAAGTACCTAGTTTTATCTCATGCTTTTCAGCTAGATCAGCAAGTGTAATCTTAGTGGTTTCCCACTCATGTTTAATTTCATCCCAATTAGCCATATCTCATAATCACCACCACCTATACCTGAAGCCTTGAAAGCCTCTTACTTGTTCTAACTGTTCATGCCTTAAATCGTCCATAAAAATAAGACAACCATTCCATGTGCGACTAGTAACTTCACATGCAGCAGTTGCCTTTACTTCAATTCGTATTACTTTCATCGATGATTCAATAAATCCGTTTTTGATGAAATACACTCTATCACCTATATTTAGATTTTTAGGTCGTCTTGACAGTTGCCAAAACTGTTCGTAATTACCGTGTTGATAAACAGCTGTTTCTCTATCATCATTCTCATATTCACTCTTAGGAATAGTAACTACGATATCCAATGGCATCACCTCATTATGTTAATCACTCAATGTATTTCACTCTCAAAAGTAAGTACCGTTGCCCAGCAGTCAAGGGGGGGAAACTGCTCGATACTCACTTTTCAAGGCAAAATAAAAACAACTGCTATTGCAGTTGTCATAAGTCTTATAAAAGTTTTTCAAATTGTATTTTAGTTTCTTGTAGATAATCAAGAACACCGTCAACAACAGCTAACATATCCTTACTACTGGTGTATTCTCCTTTTCCTATCGCTACACTTCCATTTGACATCTTTTTTAATGGAGATGATAAATCTGTAGGTGCTTGATTATGTACAAAATTATTTCTTAAATCATTTGCTTTCTTATATCGTCTATTCCTTCTGATTTTATTCATAAAAGTATACAAATCCATGTTTTTATCTTTCAACTTCAATAATACATTTCTTCTAAACGATAAATCAGCTTTAACATCCAAATCGTATTTAACATTTACGATATGGTACAACAAATCAAAAGCTCCTATAATTCTCGAGAGAATACTTTCGGCATTGTAAGAAAACCAATAATGAACACCTAGTTTACTTCCTAAATCAGATAAAGAATCATCGTCAGGGATTCCTTGTTCGTATTGATGCTTAAGAAAAATATAGTTCGTTTGGATATTAAAAACTTTCCAATTGAATGTATTTTTCCAATAAGCCTCTTCATATTTCTTTTCCACTATGCCTTTCATGCTCAAATCATCCGAATCAATGGTAAACATAGTTTTACCGTATCGTTCTTCTAAAAATTTATTACTGTCACCAATAAACTCAGAACTCGGTAAATCTAAATAATCAATGATATCAGTTCCGCCCATACTTCCACCTCCCAACCAATCATAAACCAGAAGGTGAAATATATGTAATAACTTTTTGCTCTCAAAACAACACCAAACTTAGCCCTATCGGTTACTAGTGCATGCCAGCGCTCCTCGGTATCTAATGTTCCTGAGATACTTACTCACCCGTAACTAGTCCGTTATTATTTGTTTGGCTGTTTGATGCAGTTTTCAAAGCAAAAGAAAAAGCCTTCGAAGAAGGCCCTTAATTACGTGCAATTGAAGCGTTAGCCCACATAACAGCAGTTTCAAGGTTAGTCATAGCTACTGACTTTTCGCGGCTGTTTGGACATACTTCCTCGATTAGATAAGCAAGCTCTTTCGCCTTTTCACGAATAGCCTCATACTTTTCTGGTTGCCCCTCTTTCGGAGCATGGTACTTAAAGTTATTTTCAATTTGTGGGTCCATTACTTAACTACCTCCCAATCTTCAGCTAAAACACTTTCACATGATAAATCTAATGGAAATTTATCATCATACTTATTCATGTACAAATAAGGTTTTGTCATTTTACTGTGTTCGTCAGGTACTTGAAGCTCTATTGATATGTTAGGATTCTTAAAACCAGTACGTGTAACTTTTTTACCGTCCTTTAATGCTTCTAAAGCTTGACCGAAATTCATTCTAATTCCTCCTTTAAGCATAATAAAAAGCCTCCATCCTAAGATGAAAGCTTTGCTATTGTTTTTGTCGAGTTAGCTCACTTTTGAAACCGTGGTAGAGCTGCACCACGTTATATCGTAAAGCAAATTGTGTTTTTATTTATAGTGCATTTCCGTTGCACTTTGTTGCTCAGTAAGTTTGACTAAAAGGAAAGTTGACGAAGTTCACATAAAAACCACTCCTTCAGCAATTTTTAGCCTTTTATATTAATTAAGATACCTAATCTCTTAAAAAATATGGGCCGGCCATGTTTGTCGCGCTCCGAACTAGTCCACCAAGCGCAGGTCGGTCGTCGGTCTGTCTTTCCCTAATATTTAGGATTTTATAAATACCAAGGGAGGAAAACAATTCCGCACCGACCTACCTCCGAGTTTAATTTATAAATATAAGTGGTTTCAACAATTCGTCATATGCGTTTTTTGCGTCATATGCGTCATTCCCTCTTCTGACATCATTTCTAAAACATTTTCTTTTAGTCGTCGGATAGTTGTTTCAGATAATCCCATCGTTTGTCCAATTTTACGCATTGAAAACCCATCCATAATGCAATTAAGTATAAAAATCTCACGCTCCCCAGTTACATTGCTCGCACGTCTCTGGATTTCTCTTACTTTCCATTCATAACGTAAAACTCTTTCAATATAAAATTGCGAACGTCTCGTTGCTTCATAACCCACTGGATCGCTAGTTCCTCCACTAGCTTTCGGCAAAGTTGCTTCAATTCCGTACGCAGCTACTTTAGCTCCTTCGTATCCATTGTCCTTAATAAGTTCGTTATACGTTTTACCCATTCTTATTTGTTCAACCATCCAGTGATAATCTTTCAACCATTGATCTAACATATACTTTTTCACTTCTGTTTTTTGCCCAATTTTACCCATTAGGTTTGCCCTCCTACGGTGTGATATAATAATGTTGTAAGCACCGTCAAAGGGCATAAACCAATTCTGAGCTGTAGCGTGTGCAAACGCTGCGGCTTTTTATTTTGTTCATATTGAGCAGTAGTATTATTACTCTTCGTTGTCTCTTGCTTCGTGATTGCAACTTGCGCATACATTTTCATCGTTTACTAACTCTGCTTGCTCGCACATTTTGCATATTTTTAATTTGTTGTATTTACTCATTTTCTTTCACCTCGATTACTAAACATTTTTTCTATTGTTTAACAAAGCTTTTGAGCTATCGCCTCAATTACATTCACTGTCACACTATTACCTGCTTGTTTATAAAGTTGACTGTCTGAGTTAACAGCTAATGCTCTATCAATTGCCCAATCTGGATAACCTTGTATTCTAAACGCTTCTTTGGGAGTTATTCGCCGCCATTTCCCATTGTCCAATACTGCTTGTGAGCATTGAGTGTCTAATGTTTGGAAGAACCCTCTTCCTACTCTACCTCTACGTGTATTAGAACCAGGAAAGGCGATATTAATCGAATCTCCATCAGCAGCAAAATCAAATCCTTGCTTTGTATTGTTAATTATTCTGAATCCGTTGTTTCTTGGTAACGGAGTTGTTGTAATAGTTCTTCTGATAGGAAATACTTTTGGTCTACTTCTTCCTCTAAGATGTCCGACAATGTATACTCTCTCTCTTTTCTGGGGTACTTCGATGTCTCTAGAATTGATAAGTTCCCATTCACAGTCGTACCCGAGGTCATCCAATTCAGCTTGGGCAAGCATGAAGTCCCATCCTCCATTAACTGATAGAAAATTTTTAACATTTTCAATGAGTAAGTAGGTAGGCATCCTTTCGGGATTCCACTCTTTGATTTGCCGTAATCTCTTAGTGATAGCAAAGAATAAAGAGGATCGTTTTCCTTTGAATCCATTTTGCTTTCCTCCAATAGAGATGTCTTGGCAAGGGAATCCGAATGTCCAACAGTCGGCTCTAGGAATGTCTCTATAGACAATTGTTGATACGTCATGCGCTGTCCACTCTCCTTTTGTATCAAATATCGCTTCATAACTAGCTCTTGCATAATCGTTCCATTCTGCATAACCAACACACGTATGACCAGCTTTCTCCATACCCAATCTTATTCCGCCACTTCCGGCGAACAGGTCTAAAAATTCCAATCTATCACCCTCTTGTTACTGCACTTTTAATCTTCACTTACCCCACCTACGCAAACGACTAATCTGTTCCAGCTCTTTCCCAATGCTCCGTAGCTGCCTATAAATCTTGCATCCTCGGCACTTTTTAGTTGGATCATAAGCTTTACGCTTCGGGCATCCTCTGCACTGGAGATAAGCTATGTGGTCCTGTTGATTGATTAGCCTTGCTCTACGCTGTTTGACTTCCTTGCGTACCGTTAAGCACCCCATTCAATCGTCACCTCGGCCCTCGGCTGCTCTGAATAAAACTTCCTCACCGTCATCTCAACAACCTGTGAATCATCATTCCAAATTATTTTGTTACACCCATCTTTGATGCCCTTAATCAAGTTATCGAGGTCAGGTTTTTTTGTTGGTCGTAATTCACCACTAGCTATAAGCTTCCTCTTTGGTCCTGTGCGCAGATTCTGTGGTGGCATGAGATAAATATCAGCCTTAAGCTTTATCGGCTCTGTAATCAATTCTGACGGCTTATTTTGATATGCTACGAGCTTTACAAAGTCTTTGAAGTCTTTGCTCTTTGGTGCGTCATGTGTGACAACCTTCTTGCCGCGTCTACTAAAGCGAGGTCGCTCTTGCGGTTGAATGACCCCTGGTATTTCAAATGTTAGTACGTTCATGTTTGCCCTCCTAAACGTTTAAATGCCACCTATGCCCTAGTTGTTCGCTCCCAGCAGCAATTAACTCTCTAACTTGGTTCTTGTATTGATTACGTTCACTCTCTAATCGTGAGATGTTTCTTTTGAAGTTTTCTATAACTCTCGGATTCTCACTTTGATAGAGTTTTGTTGCATCTCTTGATAAAGACCTAATCAACGATAGTTTTAATATGTCATCCTCGATTAAAAGTTCTTGTTTTTGCGCTCTTTTTACACATGTACCATAGACGTACACTCCTATATGTTTCGGGATTTCATTTTTCACTGATTCAAAAAGTTCACGTGTCATTACAAAGTAGTTATAGTGGCCAACAAACGATTTCTTAGCCTTGCTTCTGAAATCAGCTACAGAAGCCTTCACTTCATAGCACCGCCAAATATTTTTTGTATCCAGCGTTAAATAATCTGCTCGTTCATTTCCGCCGAATCCTATAGTGACCTCAAAACATGAGAAAACCCCTATTTTATTTGTAGCTACAGAAATAGCTTTTTCTAATTTCTCTGTTATCTCAGTTTTTGCCATGGTTCCTCCTGTCAGCACTCTTAAAAGTCTGCTGATAAAACAACCTAATGCCGTTCTACCAGCAGCGTGTATATTAAGCTGTTTTACTTTCCATCATTTCATCGATTGTAATTTGGTTTTTATTGAACTCAACCTCTGCTTGTTCAGCATCATGTTTTTTCTTACATGTTGGGCCCATACCAACATCAATTGATTTCTGTGACTTTAGTTTGCGATTACAACGTTCACATAGTTTCATCAATAGCCGCACTCCTGTCTGCGATGATTCTCAGCATTTTTTTGAAAGTAAGCAGCTTCGACTTGCTCCCATGTGAAGCCTAGTAATTTACCAAGATACATGAAATGATTTACGTATATGGAGAATTCATTTTCTGCTTCTTCAAACCCTGAATTGATTATTGATGCATCGCCTATCAGATGAGTAAATGTCTTTGTAATATCATCACCAAAGATAAAAGGTGTAGGTGAATAAACGGAATTAAAACTAACTTGTAACTCCAACCCAATACTCAAAATGAAATGCAAGCAGTCAACGTATTCTTCTAGAAGTGGATTCTCACAATCACAATCGTCATACTCACGGCCATGCTCGTTATCCATTAATGTGTAACCAGAACCATTACATTTAATGCAATTCACATCAGTTATCCTCGGTTCCTGATCCTTACTCCACTTCTTAAACCCACGCCATTCATTAGCACACTCACCTAGTTCAACTTGTAAAGCTAACAACTTCCAATCAAGATTGTTCTGCCCTTTTAGTTCCGGATGTTCCTGCATGATGTGCTCGTCCAATGCTGCTTGTGTTTCAAAAAGTTCTGTTAAGTTCAATGTTCTCTGCCCCTTTTCCAAATCGTAGTAGCACTTGATATGGTCTTGCCTCATAATCAAAAAATTTAATTTCGCTGATTGGATACCAACGGCCACGTTCCTCAACTTTGATTTGTTTCTCAAGTGCTGCCCTTGTTTTAGCTCCAATGATTTTCTTATTAGGTTTTTTCGTTATCATCAGTAATCACTCCTTACCTCAGAATGGGAGGTCGTCGCTACTAACCTCAATTGGTCCTTTACTATTTGCAAATGGATCTTCATCGACCCTTGTATAACTTGGCTGGTTGTTATTACCGTAATTCTGCCCTTGTGGAGCCCATTGATTGGTTCCGCCTGTATTTGTACTAGATTCGTAGTTTGAAGTGCTCTGTGAGCCTCCTGTGCTGTTTCTTGGTTCTAAAAACTGAATGCTGTCAGCTACAACGTCAGTAGTGTACACACGCTTACCATCTTGCCCTTCATAACTGCCTGTTTGGATTCGCCCTTCCAAACCTATTAAGCTGGCTTTCTTCATGAAATTGGCTAGGTTCTCAGCTTGTTTACGCCATGCTACACAACTTATGAAGTCAGCTTCTTGCTCACTGTTCTGCCCTTTGAATGTACGGTTTACTGCAACTGTGAAGCGACATGATGCGATGCCATTTGGTGTATATCTAAGCTCAGGATCTTTTGTAAGGCGGCCAACTAATACTACTCGGTTGATCATGCTGTTCCCTCCAGTAGGTGACTGTGCTCGTAAATGTTTCCTATGACCTCTAAAGTCGTAGTAACACCATCGTATTTACTGTGAGGCATTGTCGGTATCGTTGAATCTATCAGGTAATTAGAAATTCCTGCGTATGTTCTTTCATACTCATCATGGTGCAATCCTTTTATCCTAAAAGTACCTTGTTCATATTCAACGATGTTGTTTTGATTGAAAGTAGTAACAATATCCACCTCAAAAATCTCCTTGCCGTTCTTGTCCTTTAAGCCTGTGAAATCATCTCTACCAATCAATTTGTAGCCAAACTCCGCATTAAAGTATGGTGATAATTCCTTTACAGTTCGTTCTTCTAATTGGCTTAATGTATAAATCTTCTGTTCAATATTTCCTGTCGGAACATGTTCGAATGTATATCGAAATTTTTTCTCCATCATGCCGTAGCATCCCCCTTATTCCACACCTCAACTATTTGGAATCCCTCTTTTTTCAGTGATTTAAAATCCTTATGTGCAACTGGTACCGTAGCCCATATTCTATTATCATTTTCTTTCTTGAACATCGTTGCAAACGTTTTGTATTTGTTGTATTCTGCAGACTTTTGAGTTTTAACCTTCGGAACCTTCTTACGAGCCCCAGGAATATCGATTGGAATGCCGTTACGTCGTTTCATGCAGGATCCTCCTCATATTCACCTTCACATAGAATGTCAAAAGCCATACTTCCATCCTCATTTTCCGTTTCTCCTAGTGGCTCTCCGTCCAACATTGCATAATATCCAGTTGGATAAAGATCTACACAATCTTTGTGATATACTTCATCGTTCACAAGAACCACGTCGTCTCTCCAACTAAATGTTTCTTTACAAGCTTCACACCGTTTTAATTTTTCACTCATGCAACCTTCGCCCCCTCCAGTTTTTCAATCGCATAATCTAGTGCCTCATCCTGTGTACTTAACCCTTTAAATTTTCTAAAGGCCTCTAGATACTCATAAAATTTCACTGCATCTTCTGTTTTACGGAATTTCTTATACAAGCCAACATACCAAGATATTTTGTCGATAAAATCCTTTTCATTCATGAGTTTTACCACCTAATGCCTTACGAGCAATTTCGTAAACAGACGTTTCCCAACCTTCCATGATAGGTGCTTCAACTTCCATGACTTTTTCTAGTGCTTCACGTAAACGCTTATTTTCTTCATTTACTAAATGCAATGTTTTGATATATTCGCTTTTCTGCGACTTTTCATAATCTTTATCAACCACTAATTTCATTCGCTCTACATTCGATTGAGTTAATTCTTCACTTAACCTCTCAACCTCAGCAACAAGCGCTGGCACATCTTCAATGGCATTCACAATAAACTCAGCATTATGTTGATCAATAAATACACGACTATGAGGTTTTTCTCCCCAGTAACTCATTGTCACAACATGCATTGGAGATTTTAATTGCGGATGATGCTCAGCTGTACCAATATGTGTTCCATCTTCCATTTCATAAACTTGCCACGGACCGTTAGTTGCGTTCTCCACACGTTCTTTAATAGCATTCAACTGTTCTTGATCCATCACTCATTCACTCCCCACTAATTTGTTAAAAGCCTCACGGTCGCCAGTAGCCAAAGCAACATCAATAGCAACCTCTTTGTAATTTTGTTTGTTGAAGTCCTCAATCTCTGTCATAAGGTTGTTCAGTTCCAACTCACGGTAGGCTTCACCCATCTTCGCTAAGAAATCAACGGCTCCTGAGAACGGATTAGGATTGGTCATTAACCACACCCTCCTTCACTTGCACCGAATCCCAATCAAACGAAATCAGGATATTGAGTAACTTTTCAACCTTCGGTGCTCGCCAAGCTGTCATAGCGTATGTGTGAACTTTGCTTGTGTAATGGTAATGATTTAACTCAATGTGACGTTTAGCTTCTTCTTTCGTTAAGAACATTGTGTTAGGCACGATAAAAAATTCTTCTTTTACAGGAACTTCGTTAAAGAAACCATCCTCGTTTAAATGGTCATCAACAAACTCCCATAAATACTCAAAACTCATATCATCATCGTTTAATAACTCTTCCAACTCACCAGTTTCATCATCTTCCAAGTAGTAATTGGATAAAAATTCTTTCAGGTCTTCTAGACATTTAAATTCCGTATGATCTCCATCATTATGAGAATACATAGTATGGTTATAATCGTACTCCGGATGTGTTGGAACTGTTCGATAGTCCATAATCACCCAAAAACGTGGTGATGCTTGGCTGTCATAATCATTTTCGTTTTCCCATTGCATTTGCTGCTGTAAATCCTTTAAGAATTGAATATCTGTGTTCATCTCTTCACCCTCCAATTCATTCAAATAATTGAAAATTAATGATTACAACTGATCCACTAGCGCAAGAATTATATTGTTCTATAACTTTAGCAACATCAGTTATGTCATCTGCGTTTTTTATTGGCGTTGCCCGTCTGATTTCTGCATTACCGGAGCCTTTTGTATAAAAGTACGATACAAAGTACCGATATTTATCATCCATCCCTTCACCCTCCAATCAAGGGGCTGCGCGCCCCTCTTAATATCCCAAAGGCCGTTTATCGACCGTTTCTTTGAACATGACTACTTTTCGATTCTTCGAAAGTCTTGATAAAGTTTTGCCATCATACATTTTGTTGAGTTGCGTCCCACTTAAATTCGTAGTAACGATAGTAATTTTCTTCTGACGACTATTTGCTACAGCTCGTAATATTCGCCCTGTGAAATCACTAGCTTTTTTCTCTGTATGTTCGTTACCTGTTTCAGCCCCTAAATCATCAAGTACTAGTAAATCCACTTCGCTCAATAATTTAGTGAAATACATTTCTGTATATGGACTATTTGGATTGTTAAAGGAATCTCGAATTTTACGGAGCATTTCGTCTAGGTCTATGAATAAGCACGATCTCGTAAAGTCCGATAATTCATTTACATGATGTAACAACGAATAGCTAAGATGGCTTTTACCAACACCTGGTGTTCCATAAAGCAAAATGTTGAATGCTTGTCCAGATAAAGTATCCTGTGCATACTGTTCCATCATCTTTAAATTGCGAAATGCTTCTGGCTCATTGTCAGTTCGGTAATTATCAAAACGAGCTTCTGCGATTTCTTCATCTTGTAAAATACTTTTTTTAGCAAGCGTATTGTATTTCCCTCTATTCAAAATTTCGTATGCATCTTTCTTTGCTTCTTCCTCTAGCAAATTAGTTAATCGTTCCCGCTCACACGAAGGACACTTTTCCACTCCATCCACTATCATTTTTTGAACAGAGTATTTACGACGTATGTTTTCCATTTCTTGCTCAGTAAATTTTGAGTAATCGTATTTCGGAAAATGTAAGTCACATGTGCTAGAAGCCCAAATTAGCTTGGTACCCATTGCCGTTTGTATTGTTTCCTTGATTGCTTGCATTCTGCTTAGCCTCCTTCGCTTGTTTCTGTAAATTCAATTGATTAAGATCCGTTATTCTATCGTTGCGCCAGTTACGTAATACAGATTCGATGTATTGTGTTGGTCGTTCTGGCTTTGCAACTACCGCTAGTTTCATAGCCTCTAAAACTAGTTCAGGATTATTTTCGTTTAACATGTGCCCTATCAGCTCACAAATATAAGGTGTAGCATAATTAATATTGTTGTTATAGAAATCACGTACTAATTTGAAATCATGATCAATCACTGACTGACGACTGTCTGTTGGTCTGTTAGTTGTATTATTAGATGTATTATTAAAGACTGTATTATTATCTTTGGCGTTTTCACCTATAGGGGTATCGGTGTTTTCACCTAGACCCTCTCGTTGTTTTCGACTAGGGGTATTGGTGTTTTCGCCAATAGGGTATTGGTGCCTTACTACTCGAATAATTCGCTTTTCAATTTGCTTTGTGCCCTCTTTGTACTGAAAATCAACTGTTATATAATTCTTGTCTCGCAAACTAGAAACCATTCTTGAGATACGGTCTTTTGATAGTTTGAAAAAGTCGGCTAAATACTCATTAGATGCAAAACAACCTTGTTCACCGTCTAATGAATCAATTTCGACCAGTAGTACTTTTTCCGACCAACCTAAATCTTTTGCGAGCCATATTTCTTTCGGAATCCATACGCCCTTGAAATTTCTTTCAGCCATTTGCCCTCACCTCTCCTATTAAATAACTGCTACTGGCTCCCAGTCATTCGTGTAAGCAGCCTCATTGAACTTATCTACTGACATGTCAATGTTCACTGGTTCGTAGGTTTTTAGCCATTCCGTTACATCAAAACTGATAAATGCTTGATTACCATATTTTTTAAACATACCTCGCTTATGCGTCTCTGATAACAAACGAACCTCTTCGACATCTTCCACACCTGGCTTTTGACGATCACTACGGACAATGATAAAAGCGTCTTGAATATCATCCATCGTTACATCTCCATCAGGGTCACTAAAATCTGCTACTTCAATATCTGCAGCTAGATAACGGCCTTCTTTTTCACGGTGTTTTAAAACAATGACAGGAATGGTTGTAATAACTTCATCCTCGCCGCCAAAAATGTTTTGTTGAAATATTTTCATAGTTCAACCCTCCATATTTTCAATATTCAAATTTTTAATCACAGATTTATTTTGTAATCGATATCTTTCAATTGGTTATTTAACATTGTGATAATCACGCTGCTAGTTCCTTTGTTTCTGCTAACCAATTAATCCATTTATCAAAAGCACTTACAAATGGTGTTGCATTGTAATCACAAGCCCAACCGGCAAAACCTATAAACCCATCTGAATTAAATGTGATCGCTTCACGTCTACTGAAGTAATATCCATCTACTTGAATAACAGCGTACTGTAATCCAGTGCGTTTTAAGATTTTTATATCTTTTTTGCGTGGTGTAGATAACTTCAATTTCATATCGCTTCCGAAAATTTCAAACTCTTTTGTTAAGAAAACTCGAAGCATTTGAATATGCTCTTCATTCAATTTTTCATAACTAAGCCCTAATGATTTATATTTTTCTCGTAATTTCTTTGCGCGAATTCTCTGCGGAATTACTTTACTTTGTACTCGTTTTTTAGGTAGTTGATCCGAAGTGATATCAAAAAAATTAAATGCAGCCACGTTTGTATACTCAAATTTATTAAGAACAACCCACCACATGTTATTTATGTTGTGGTAAACGGTTCCACGTTGTAAACGTCCTCTACGATCACGGAAATACTTGACCTGTCCATTTCGTAATTGTTTACCATCTTTGTCTTTAGCGTTGTAAGATTCAATTTCATATTCAGGTAATTCTTTACCTTCTTTGTAATGGCACGAACTTTTTATTTTTTGCATTACTTTATCTATAGCGAATTTAAGTACCGGTTCTGCTTTATTTGTATATCCTGCTGATTCTAGTAACTCACAAATGTATTTACGAGTGAGGATGAACTGACAACGAATTAAATACGGCATACGTTCGAATTTATCAAAATCGTAGTAACCACCATGTGGATTTTCTGTATCAATTTCTTGGTAAAACTCAAGACTAAAACCCGCTGGATAAATTTCTGATTTGAATAATAAATCACCATTTGCGCCTTCCCAATGAGTGTCTGCTAAAATTGGGTATTCTCTTAAAATGCGCTGATCTGTTTGAATCACAAAACCACGCTCTTTTAACATTCTAAAAATTTGATTTAACAAATCGATTTTTCCGCCATGCACACCTATATTTGTTCTAGTTGGCGATGAATTATAAGTTTTTTCACTCATGATTTTTCCTCCTTAATTTTTAACCACAGTTTTATTCACAAAGTCCACAAATACTACGTTTTGTAGCGCTGTTTCGTATGCTTGTTGTAGTTGTTCAAGCATGCTTAAGCTCCTTCCCACAAAAAGTAGAATGTAACATTGCTAGGTTTACGTTTTCGTTTCTCAATAACCTCGAAAATTACCTCTGTCGCATTCTCTTTAAATGGCATTGATGGGGTGTCTGGGAACTCACCAGTTTTAACCTCACGACCGTTTTGTGTATATGGTGTGTCAGTTGATAAGAATTGTTGGCCAATACCATTTCTTCTAAGCATTACAGCATCCTTTGAATGGATCGAAACGTGTTTGTATTTATCACTTTGCTCTAATTCAACTTTCTTTTGATCGATGAATTGTTGTAGTTGAATATTCATTCTCTGCTCCTCCTTATGAAAAATCCCGATACCCACTCTTGTAACGAGTGATATTTAATTCGTTCTTTTCGCCATTTGGCAAACGGAAAAACTTCTGTTTTTTATATTCTTGTTCGCCTAGCTCATTAATAAGTTGTTGGTGATCATATTTGATTTTCGCGATTAAAACTTCAACCTCGGAATATGGCGCAAAATAACATTGTGTGCCCTGTCTCGTAATCTCTGTACGACGTTTCTCACCTTTGACAAGATTGTATAAATGAAACCTTTTAGAAAGGTGGTCACTTATACGCAAGACACCCAGTAAGCTATTTTCTAACGTTAAATAGGCACTGTCAGTTGTTTTGGAATAACGATGATGGACCTCGAAACCAACTGCTTTTAATTGTGCGCTGATATATTTCGCTGCTCGACGGTGGTCTTTTTCCACACCATCACCTCTTACGGTATAAAAATCATTTTGCCTGTTGCCCTTGCTACTATATAAAATCCTCGATTTTAACATCTGTTTCATTAATAAGCCGTTTAGCAAGGTTTTTCCACTCTTGACCCCATGCGCGTACTTCTTCAATGGCAGTGCGAATTTCCTCAACCTCGTTTGCCAATCCGTATAAGTCGTGATTAACTGAATCTAAATGCCACTGAACATCATCGTATTCTTCATTACGAAGATAGTCTTTTGCGTTATCAACTTCTTTTTCAATACTTCCAATATCTTTTATTACTTCATCGATTTTTGGACATTGATATTCTGGCGGTTCTGTAATACCAAGAACATATTCACTAGTTAAATCAATACCTTGTTCTTGCTTTAATTGTTGTATTTTGGTTAATGTTGCTTCCAAATCTAAAACCCCCTAAGGAATAATTATTAATTTCCCGGTCTGCCTTGCTACTGCTTTAAAGATGCGCTCCATGTTGCTGTTGCCATCTGATAAATGCAGTAAGTGTATTTCTTCGACTTTGCTCAAGTCGTTAGCTTTGAAAAATTCAAGTAAGTTCTCTAGTGAAAAATGTGATCGCATGACACGTTTTCGCATTGCTGGATGCACTCGGCCACTCTCGACGTTTTCATCTAAAGTTTGTTGGTCGTAATTACATTCGATCATGATATAATTTAGTCCACTGAATCGGTACTTCACATAGTAAGTATCTGTTGCAAAAAGCATTTTTGAACCGTTGTCTGACTGCAACAGGAACCCTAACGGCTCGTTAACGTCATGCTGCACATCAAACGGCAATATGGTCCATGTACCGACTTTAAACTGCTTCTTACTTTCGACTGTCTTTATCCGATGATGATCAAGCTGTAATGCCTCTTGAGTACCTTTTGACATATAAACATCAAGCCCTCGATTTAACACCGATTCCACGCCTTTACAGTGGTCTTTATGTTCATGGGTAACTAATACACCACTAAGGCTAGAAGTCTCGAAATTGACGCCCTGTTGTATCTGTTTGAAGCTGATACCACACTCCAGGAGTAAAGGAGTGCTACCATCCGTAATGTGATAGCAATTCCCCTTACTTCCAGTTGCTAGAGTTTTAATTTGGATCATCAGAAATTAGGACCGTCAGCAAATGATGCTTGCTGTTGTTCTTGTACTGGCTGTTGATGTACTTCTACAAATTCAGCTTCTTGCACAGGTGTCACTTCTTTCTTTGGTTGCTCTGAAACAACATCTAATTCTTCGGTATTTGCATTTTGTTGTATTTCTTGTTGTAAAGACAAATCAGTAACGTCTTTACGTTCGCCAGTATTTAATGAATCATCTTCGGTATACATCGCCCCTAGATTTTCAGGGAAAGCCTCACGTAATCCATTAACTACTGCACTTTTTCGAATCATTGTTAAGGGCATTGATTTCCAAGTAGATTGGCCTTTGTTAAATTCTTCAAAGCTTATTTTTGTGGTAATTGGAGTTTTACGATCCTTACGATATACCCGGCACCAACCACCAATGATGGCATCATTTTTTAGTTTTACAGCACCTTCGATTTCTACCATTTCACCGTTTCGATCAACTATAATTCCTGCCTCGAAGCCTTCATATTGTGGATGTGATTCAGCGCGTTTCATAAACGCTTCTTTGGAAGTTATAATTTGTGCTGGATTGCTCCCGAACTTCACAAGATAAGCTTCTTTTAAGAAAGGATTGAGCTTTTGATATTTACAAAGGTTCATGAACATTAGAACCTCTTTTGGCTCTATATTGCCGTTACCGCTAACTAAGTAATTCACTACATCCATTTCAGAAAGAGTAATGTTCTCGCCGTTTGCGTCAAAACTAACTGGTTCAAAATTTTGTTGTGTTGCTTGTGCCACCTTATTTGTCATTGTTAAATTTCCTCCTCTAATTCGTTGATTCGACCTTTTAACGATTCAATTTCTGATTCTAAATCTTGAATCATATCATCCTTTTCATCTGAAAATGTCTTAAAATAATCTTCGATTTCATCACCTAAATCTTCTAGTTTGTCATAAAGGTTTGTTGATAAATCATCTTCGTTATCATCTAAGAAATTTTCTATATAACCACCAATTTCAGTTTTTCGATACTTAGACATACTAGATTGCCTCCTTAAGCATTGGTTGTTGATTTTCTACCTCTACACGTAACTGCTTGTCTTTTTCGGATACCACTAAGCTAACAAGTTGAGTATCCACATCAATAAACTTGGTTACAGCCTCGGCATTGTCCACAAAAATTGGTGCCTGGATACCATAATGAGCAGATAGTGTATTGATGATGTCTAAGCCAACATTAATTTTTGCTGCATTGTTTAGGCCTGTGCCGTATGGAACGCCTTTGAATGTCGTTTCACATACTTCGTTAAGCGCACCATTTACCTGAGTGTCAAATAGCTTGAATCGTGCATATTTGAACTTACTGTTAATGCGGTCTGTAAGCATATTTACTTTTGTACGGATAAATTCCTCGATAAGGAATGTTGTTTGCTCTAACTTTTCGTACTCTTGAGCAAGTCTTGCTTGTTGATTTTCAAGTTCAACAATGCGCTCTTTACTCGCTTCAATGTTTGCATGTTGAGCGATAGAGTTATTGCATTCTTTGCGCTCAAAATTGAGCTTATTGATTTCTTCATCGATACCAGCAACAGCTTCATATGCATGTTCATTCAATTGCTTAATTTCAGCCTGTAATGCTTCTATTTGAAGATTGATAGATTTATATTCATCAGTCGTTGTAACATCCTTAACTGCTGATTGAGCAGTTTCTAGAGCCTTTTGAGCTTTCTTCAACTCTTTGTCTAGTGCTGTTAAATCATCTTGATACTTGTTCATTTCTGCTACAGCTGCATCATGCTCATTTCGTAATATAGTTAAGCGTTCATTTAATTGCTCTACCTGTTCTTTACGAGAACCACCTTCACGTTGAATATCTGCCAAACGCATTGTTCTTCGTTCGTTAAATTGAGCTTGAGCTTCTTCACGTGCAGCCTTTACTTGTTCATCAGGTAAGGATTGCTTACAAGTTGGACATTCATTGCAGTTATCTTCAAAACGGAATTGTTCTTTATCAACTACATAATACTTCTCACGTAGATCATCCATTTCTTTCGTTAATCGCCCAATATCATTTTGAATGCGATTAGCTTCATCTACTTTAAATTTTCGATTGTTATCAGCCTGTTGTAATTTGCTATTAACGATTTGAATATTCCCTTGCACTTCTTGTAATTTGGCTTGAGCCTTATAAACTTCTTGCATACTATCAGCTTCAAACGTGCGTTTAAGGTCACTACGTTGCATTTCTAGCTCTTGTAACTGGCGTTGTTTATCAAGTACTGAGGCACCGTTCTTCACTCGCGTTTTTTGCTCCTGGTGCTCCTCGATGTCCTTTTCAATCTGAGCAACTTGAGTGCGCATCTTTTCAACATCTACAGTTGTTTCAGGCATCATTTTATTGATTTCATCGATACGGACAGGGATCTTCTCTAATTCCTCATTGATGTTCTTTTTCTTACTAGCAATGATCTTTTTCATTTCATCTAATGTCTTGCCGTTTAACAGCTCATTCAACTTTGATAGAGCTTTGTTTGATGCAATAACTTCCTCGTCTGAAATATCACCGCAGATTTCTAATAATAATTGGCGTTTATCTTGCCATTTCAATTGTTCATTAAAATAAGTAGGTGATGTTAATAGTTTGAATAACTCTTCATCTACAATACTTTTCACCTTTTTGGAATACTCCGTTTTGGACATTGGTACATCATCTATAAAATGATCAACGTCATGCCCTTCAAAGGTTTTTTGAGCTTGTCCACGCTTTTTAGTCCACTTCTCTTTGTAAATTTTCTTTAAAGTGATTGGCATACCATCGATTAAGAATTCTCCTTCAACAGTGTGTTCCAGGTTATGTCGTTCAGTTCCGTCACCATTTAATGTTTTAATGGCGAAATTCTTTTTGTTGTTGCTGTCCTTATCGAACAACAGCCATAAGAACGCATCAAACGTTGTTGTTTTACCTACCTCGTTATCACCATAAATCTGTGCATTACCACCGTCTAATTGAATGTCTAATGATTTAATGCCCTTAAAATCGCGTAATTTCAATACTACTAACTCAATTTTCTTCATCTTTTTTGCCCTCCTGTGGTAGAATGATTTTAATTAAATGTTTTTACAAGCCACTGTTAGCACAGTGGTTTTTTATTTTGATGGCATCCCATCAAGCAGCTCATAATGTGTTTGGCTAACCAGACCAATTTGAGGAGGATTATGAACTGCTTGACGAGAGCGAGATAACTCGCAAACGTCTTATTTAAGGTCATACACCGTTGTCATGGCTTGACCGTATGCTTTACGTTCTAATACATTCACTGCATCAATGATGCTGTTTATCGCTAGTGCTATGTCACTTTCGCGACCTACTGCATATATTTCATACAAAGCTCTCGCTTCGTTTTTCAAATTGTTTATGATTTCGTCCACTTTATTACCTCCTTGTGGTATACTGGACTTGTATATGTTGTCTGCTGTTTAATCTCTCGCTAAGATTAAGCAGCTTTTTTATATTCATCTAGCTTTGTTAACTCCCTCTTATCACAAATGAAGTGTAAATAAATTAACCTCTGCTTTAATGTCATGTGTCTCCATGCTCTAGGCTTGATGCGCATACTTCTTCACCGCCTCGCTAAGTAATCCTCTATCATGTAAATCCTTGATAACCCACATAAAATTTTGTTGATCTTGTAAATGTGCTTTTAGTCTTTCGATATCACGAGTCGTTTTATTGATTTTCCTCATACACTCTGCTGATAAGTGATAATCGCTACGTTTGTTGTGTACTTCAATCGCTACTAATAAATCCTCATTACAAGCCTCTAACATTGCTATTTCTAGCTTTAATTTTTCTACAATATCCATGTGAACATGCCTCCTATAAACATTGGTACCGTTTGTAATAATTGCATTGCTGCATCAGCGCTAAATAATGCTGTTATAACTAATTCTTGTGAATTTGTAACTGCTGCTGCTTTCGCTAAAAAACCTGCCTCACAAGCAATAACATTTTGTTCTATACGACTAATTGTTGATTGTGTCGTGTGCATCAAATCTCCAAATGCCTCCTGTGAAAGTTTCGCTTTCTTACGGCACTTTTTGATTAATCCTCCAACATCTAATTCCATATCTTTTCACCCTTTTTTATGCAGTTTGCGCATATTATGCGTTCGTTGCATTGTTTCTCTATCAAGTTAGCTTTAATATTGAGATAAGAGGTTGATTTGCCCCAACCTCTTACTAGATTGGTAGTTTGACTTATGAGGCCATTTGCCCTGGCCTCTCCTATATCGCTCTTAATTTCGGATTAAGAGCTTGTGCTATTGTTGAATTTTCATTAATCCATTTAAAAACTAAATCTCGTGGATAGTGTGCTTGAATGTGCGGGAATATCGGGAATGAACCGATTTTCACCAAGTCATAAATTTTAGCTATCTTACATTGAAAAATTTCACATAGATGCTCATTCGTTAATACTGGTGGATACTTTTGAACATCATTGAATTTCTGAATTTGCTCATTTTCTTCTCGTACGACCATTCGTACTTTTTCTAGAAAATCAGCTTCATAATCTGGATGGAACATAATTTTGACCTCCTAAATTGATTACTTTAAACAAATTATTTCACCAATTTTAATTGTGAGTGTGTATTATAATGTTCGATTTCTAAGCGTAATTCTGTGTTTGGTTGCCATGCGAATAAGAATTTCATACCTATTTCGAATTTGACGCGTGGCAATTCTCGGTATTCACTAATGTCAAAGTAGTTTTTAAAATCTCTCCAACACGCTGCGAACAATTTGCTTTTTAAATGTTTGAAAGCATTTGAATCTTTACCACCAAGTGATTCATACACTTTTTCGCCAACTTTATTTTTAATCGCTTTCGCTTGAATGCTAGTAATGTAAAGGTTGTCCTTTAACTCCTCAACGTCAGCTTTCATTTCGATTACTTCGCTTTGAATGCCTTGTACTTGTTTTCGAGTTTCTAACGCTGATTCAAGCGCGAGCGTTATAGGGTCTTGGGATAATTGTTCTTGTTTTTGAATATATTCTTTCATTCTTTTAAACTCTTGAATGAATTTCACTTTCATTTTCATAGCTTCTGGAGTTGTGTAAGACATTGCTACTATTGCAAAACCATCCTCAGTTAAATTGTATTTAGGATACAATTGTTTATTTTGCGGATGCTGGTACTGGGTAGCGCCAAAGTTGGCGACACCCCATTTTTCTTCGCCTGCTTCTTTCAATTTAGAAATTTGGTTCTCAATATCACGAACAACTTTGTTGTGGTCCTTGCTGAACATTTCAGCAATTGTTAAGCTGTCTGTGATCACTTGATGATTTTGAATGAAAACTAATTGATTCATTTTAATTCCTCCAGTATTTTAGAATTTTCCAATCTGTTAAACTATTACTAGATTGGAGGTGATTATTTTGGTTGAAAATTTGTTTTTAGGTCTTGTGAATCAAATGATTCCAAATGAAAAAGATGCCCTTGCTCAATTGAAAACCCTATTACTTGAAAGATTTCATTTTGCTACTTTAAAAATGGCGATAACCAAAACTCGTTCGTATGATTCTGCTCTTATGGCGATTGATCACTTTTTCAATTTATTAGAAAATAATTCAGGTAGACTAAGTGATTCTGAATATGCTGAATTGGATAAAAAAATTTGTATTCTGCATTTAATGTGTTTAGATAAAAGCGATCGTTGGAATGCATATCTTCAATTTTTCGACATTTATCTAAAAACAAAGAAATATAAATCTAGTTGCTATGTTGAACCAAGAAAAAGTCACAAAGAGCCATATTTATATATTGATTCAAGTAATAAAACACAAGTACATTTCTTGTACGATGAAAAAATGAGATATGAATTAATACAAAGAAAAGTTACAAAATCTTTAAAGTCAAACAAACTTGGGAATTTACAACATAAAAAACAGATAGAATTAACTGATTTTGAAATCGAACAAAGATTTAATGATGCTCTTGATTGGCTAAACCGAATGAATAACGAGTACGCAAGACGTAATTTGTAACTCGCTGAATTCTTCATAATATCTCTTTGTGCTTATAAGGAAGAAGAAATGTTAAGCTAATTGTTTTTTTACTCGTAACGTGTTACCAAATGGTTATACAGTGGCTAGCTTCTCAGAAATTTGCTTTTCTCGATATTTGTCTATCAAATCGAATAAATCCTTATTGAATTGATTTACAAGAACATCATCTTTCATTGATAAACTTTCAACTCTTGCTACATCAAAAGCTAACTTAAAAACTGAGTAGACACCCTGTTGAGCTGTTGCCCACTTACTTGAATACATGTTGTAATCTACTTTCAATTTTTTTTCGATTTGATTTCGTACTGTATACCAATTCTCGTTATTAGCTTTTGGTACAGCTATTTCTTTGATAATGTCATCCTTTACTTGTTGGATGAATTGTTGGTACTGCATATCATTTGCGAATTTTAATGTGATACCACTCATGATTGATCCTCCTATGCACTTTTGTTGGAATCGCATTCCGCGATTTCATTATTAAAAAAAATTTCATCTAACGTCACACCAAAAAGCTCTCTTATTTTTGGTAAGTACTTTGTTGGTAAAATACGATGTCCATTTTCAATTTGACAATAATAATTAGCTGATATCCCGATTGATTTTGCTACAAACTTTTGTTGAATACCTCTTGTTTTACGCAACTGTTTAAGGTTGTTCTGTACAATTGGTTTTTCTTTCACTATCTACACCTCCTTTATTTCGCAAATTGCGATTTGATTAATTACACTTTAACATCGCAAAACGAGATTGTCAAACTTTTTTATCACGTTTTGCGAATATTAATATAAAAAATCGAGATTTGCGATATCATTTACATATCGAACTGTTAGAAAAGGGTGATTTTATGGATGAAGGTATTCTAGCTAGACGTTTGAAAAAACTACGTGAGGAACATGGTTATTATCAAAAGTCTGTAGCTGATAAGTTAGGAATTAAGAGCAATACTTTATCTGGCTACGAAAACGGAACAAGGATGCCAGACCCTTCAATGCTATCTAAAATAGCTGATTTATATAATGTAAGTACTGATTACTTATTAGGAAAAGACAAATTTAAGAATAAAAAAACAGAAAAAGAAGAACGAGACGTAGCTAAACGTATGGACGAATTACGTGACGACTTATCATCTGCAACTGGTTTACTATTCAATGGTGAGCCTATGTCAGAAGAAGCAAAAGAATCTTTATTAGAAGCAATGGAATTCGGTATCAGACTTGCGAAGAAAAACAACAAAAAATTCATCAATAAAAAATATAGAGATGAAGAAGAATAACCGATTCGAGGGATGCAAATGGATTTTATCCAATCTAAGGTCGATGATTTATGTAAAAAATACGGTACTAGAAATCCATTCACATTAGCTAAATATTTAAAAATCGAAATTTTTTATTGGGATTTACCTCATGACATTAGAGGGTTCTATCAATACGAAAAGCGAAATCGATTTATTTTTTTAAATAGTAGCTTAAGCATCGAAGAACAAATTATTGTTTGTGCTCATGAACTTGGACATGCGATTTTACATACTAAATTAAACTCTCCTTTCATGAGGTCCAATACTTTGTTTTCCATTGATAAAGTTGAAGTACAAGCAAATACATTCGCTGCGTACTTATTAATTCCTGACGAAAGTTTATTTGATTCATATGAGCAAATGACTATCTATGATATAGCTACCTTATATAATGTTCCTGTAGAATTAGCAGAACTGAAATTTAAGGGGCTATTTTAATACATATTTTTAATATAACAAAAGAACAGCGAGGGATTTTAATGGGATTTTTTAGTTTAAAGGAAGTATGTGGTGTCTGCGAACAAGAAACTGGTTTAAATCGTTTTCGTATTGCTGATAAGAAATGGGTATGCAATTCATGTTTTAAAAAGGCTAACCTCAAAAAAATAGGTGCTAACGAAAAGGCAATCACTAAAATGACAGTAGATGATATTAAAAACGCTATTCTTGTACAAAAAGAAAACGCTGTAGAATTAGAAAATTTCAATCCTACCAAAAAAATTGGAAGCTTCATTGAATTTGATGATATCAATCAAAAATGGCTTATTTTATCTTCATTTTTAGGTAAACGTAATAAATCTACCGTTTATAACTACAGCGATATCGTTGATTTTGAATTACTTGAAGATGGCGAATCTGTAAGTTCTGGTGGTTTAGGTCGCGCTGTTGTTGGTGGAGCTTTATTCGGTGGCGCTGGTGCTATTGTTGGAGGTGTGACAGGTCAAAAGACGAGCAATAGTATTTGTACCAGTCTTAGAATAAAAATAACTTTAAATGACATAAACAAACCAACTGTATATGTTGAACTCCTAAAAACAGCAACTAAAAAAAATCACCCAATTTATAAAAAGTCTTATAAACAAGCGCAAGAATGTTTATCAGTTTTACAATTAATTTGTAACCAACAACAACCTGTTACTGCAATTCCTGAACAACAAAGCGTTTCTGCTGCAGATGAAATTTTAAAATATAAAAACCTCCTGGATATTGGAGCGATTACTCAGGAAGAATTTGACGAAAAGAAAATCGAACTTTTAAATAAATAAAATCAAAAGCGTTCATTCGAGCGTTTTTTCTTCAAATAAAAAAAGAACGTATATTCTTGTATCATAGGAGGAATTCACATGGCTTCTATTCAAAAATATAAATTAAAAGATGGGAAAGAACGTTGGATGTATGTAATTGAAAACGGAACAGATCCAATGACAGGAAAGCGCGAGCGAATTGTTAAACGCGGTTTTTTAAAAGAAAAAGAAGCTATAAAAGCTGCTAGGGATATGGAATACGAGATGGAGAAATGGAACCTTGATTTAAAAAACAAGATTACTTTTCAAGAACTTACAGACGAATGGTTTAAGCATTATAAGAGTATAGGAGTTAAAAAAGCCACTATAAGAATTCGTATATATGAATCTAATAAGTTGTTAACTTATTTTTCAAACAAAAAAGTTAGAGATATTACCCAAGTTATGTATCAACGTTTTTTAAATGAAATGAACAAAGAATTTAATATAAATACACTATCAGGAATCAACGGAACGGCGAAAATGATTTTTAAATACGCCAGAGAATTAGGTGTAATTCATAATGATCCAACTGAATTCGCTAAATTACCAAAAAAAATTAAAACCGTCGAGGAAATTGAAAATGAAAATGTTCAAAATGTTTATTTTGAAAAGCATGAACTAAAAGAGTTCCTTGATGCAGCCCTTACTTATGGTAAAAAAGACGATTATTTCATTTTCAATATGCTGGCATGGACAGGTATGAGATTGGGTGAATTATTAGCATTAAAATGGAGTGATATTGATTTAGAGAACAGGACTATTTCTATTACTAAAACATTGTATAATCCTAATAATAATATATTGTCTCATGAGTTGACTCCACCTAAAACTAGTGGGTCTGTAAGAACTATTGACATAGAACAAGAGTTAATTGAATTGTTGAAGAGTCATCGTTTACTACAAAAACAAGTTAAATTATCTTTAGGTACAAAATATAACGACTTTGATTTTGTCATAACAAAGCTTAGACCACCAAATCTAGGATACCCATATTATTTAAAGTTAGTGAATGTTCGTATGCAAGTCATATTAAAACATACAACGATAGAAAAACATTTAACTCCACACTCATTTCGTCATACACACACTTCCCTTTTAGCTGAGGTAGGTGTTCCTTTAGAATTAATTATGGAACGCTTGGGCCATGAATCGGACAAAACAACCACTAAGGTTTATTTACATGTCACGAAAGATAGAAAAAAAGAGGCATCAGAAAAGTTTGGGAAATTAATGAGAAGTCTTTAAAAAATACGCTTTTTTTAAAACTAGGCATTGTTTCGGCATCATTCACACATATAGAACGATAAGAATCCCTATAACACTGCTGTTGTAGGGATTTGTTACATCATGGATATTATGATGCCAAAAATGGATGGCTGGGAATTATGCGAAGAAATACGTTCATTTAATGATAATCTCCCCATCTTAATGTTAACCGCAAAGGGAGAAACTTCACAAAAGGTAAAGGGTTTTCATCTTGGAACAGATGATTATCTTGTTAAACCATTTGAGCCAGCAGAGCTGATCGTTCGTGTGAAATCAATACTTAAAAGATATCATATTTCCCTATCTCAACTTGTGGAAGCTGGCAATATTACATTAAATCGTAATACACATGAAGTCTTATATAACGGTGAATCTTTAACACTTCGTTTAAAGGAATTTGAACTGTTATTTACGTTAGCAAGCTATGCTGGAAAAACTTTTTCACGGGAACAGTTGATTGAAGAAATTTGGGGGTACGACTATGAAGGTGATGAACGAACAGTCGATGTTCACATTAAAAGACTTCGTCAACGTTTCCCTCAAGAAACAAGTGGATTTTCTATTCGTACAATTCGCGGCCTAGGCTATCGATTGGAACTTGCTTCATGA